AGGAATGAGGACGACACAGGAAATATGACTTGTGTAGGTAATCAAATTATAATAGCACTACCTTATGTAGATAAACTAAACAGACCTGCAGGAACTAGTAGGTGGGACGACTTTGATTTAGATATTAATGTAGATGCTGCCGATCAGTCAAAAAATTATACTTTACGTGTTCTTAGAAATGGTACGTCTATTTTTTCTACTGGTGTAACTTCTGGTAATGCTAATTATAACTGGAACGCAGTTTTTAGTGGTATTGAAACAGATAATGATATAATACCTGCAGGTACGTATACTATTGAAATAATTACAACTCAAGATATTACGTTTACAAAAATTGATTTTGATGTTATTATAGACGATGACGATGACGATGTAGACCAAGCAAGAACGCTTAATGTTAATACTGCAAATTTTATATTTAACGTCCAACAGCAAATTCCAAATATCGGTGTGTTAAAATTTTTGACAGGTTTGTTTAATACTTTTAATCTTACTGCTTTTTTTGAAGACAATGTATTGATAGTTAAATCACTAGACGAATTTTATGCCAATCCAACAGTATACGATATATCAGAATTTGTTGAAGTAAATACAACTAAAGTCGATGTAGCGTTACCTTACAGAGAAATATCTTTTAAGTTTAATGACACAAAAAGTTTCTTTGCATCAATACATAATCAGTTGTTTAATACTGAGTGGGGAGAAATAGAATATAGGGGTGGTGCAAATGAGAATGATGTTTTAGCAGGTCGTAGATATAAAGTAGAAAATGCTTTTGGTAAAATGAAGTATGAAAGGTTGGTTGACAATAACGACAATATACAAACAGGAATTATGTGGGGTTGGTGTGTAGATGACAAGCAAGGGCCAATTTTAATTTCGCCTTTAATCTTTTACCCAGTTTATTTTACGCCTTTCAAATCTGGTGCAGGTATAAATTTAAATTATGTATCGGTTGTTGATGAAGACGGAACGTATGATACAGTAGAGACACTTTCTGGTGCTATAAATTACCCTAGTAATTCTCTAAGTACAGATGCCTCTACGTCAACAGTAAACATTAATTACAATAATGAGTTAAATGAGTTTACAGGGACTAACGATTTTACTGACACGTTATTTCAGAAAAGATATAGAACATATATTGAAGAGGTTTTTGATCCTAAAGCAAGGTTAACAAAAGTAAGTGCAAACCTTTCGTTAAACATTTTGACAAATTTACGTTTAAGTGATTTAGTATGCATAGGACAAAATACGTATAAGATTAATTCAATGACAACCAACTTGTTGACAGGCAAAACAGATTTTGAGTTATTAAATTACACAGAAAATTATTGATATGTTAGATAGTATAATGAATATGTTACAGATACCCTTTAAATCAGAAGGTAAGTACGTAGATATTGCAAAAGGTAAATATAAACTACCAGAAACGTATAAAGAATTAAAAACAACGTTAAAAATAATTAAGGAAGAATGGAAAAGTTCACGTTTGAAATAGAAGCAAAGTTAGATAAAGCAACTAAAGGAGTTGAGGACTTGACACAAAGTGTAGAAGATCTAAAGAAAGCACAATCAGAACAAGTAGATGCACTTAATAAACAGATTAATGACTTAACCAAGACACAGAAAAAAACTGGTGGTGCAGTAAAAAAATTAGCCAAAGGTTTCAAGGGTGTAGGACTTGCAATGAAAGCAGCAGGTATTGGACTTGTACTTATGTTGTTCAATAAATTGTCCGAAGCAATGATGAGAAACCAAACATTTGCTGATGCAATAGAAGTTGTGTTTACAGCAATAGGTATTGTATTCAAACAAGTTACAGATGCTATAATGGGTGCAGTAGAAAGAGTAAACGAAGCAACAGGTGGCTTTGACGCATTAAAATCAGTAGTAGGTGGTGCAGTTACTATTGCAATGAATTCTTTGTTGTTAGTTTTACAAGGATTGCAAATGGGGTTTGTTGCATTGCGTATTGCTTATGAAAAAGTATTTGGTTCTGACGAAGGAGTTAAACAAGCACAAGCTGATATGGACGTGCTTAAAGAAAAAGCAGCAGAAACAACTTCACGTATAGTAGAAGCAGGTAAAGATGTAGCGACAAATATTGTAGAAGCAGTAGGCGAGGTAGCACAATTAACAACATCAGTAGTAGAAAGTGCGTCAACAGCAATACAGGATATTAATGCAGAAGCAATAATGGAAGACGCTAAAAAGGTTGTAGCACTCAAAAAAAATTATGGACTACTAGAAAGTCAGTCGCAAAGATTAATTGAGCAATATGATTTAGAAGCAGAAAGCCAAAGACAAATACGTGACGATGTTAGTTTAAGTATAGAAGAAAGGATAAAAGCAAATGAAGAGTTAGGTAAAATACTCAAAGAACAATCAGAAGAGGAAAAAAAACAAATTGGTATTAGACAAGATGCATTACGTGAGCAAATACGATTAGAAGGGGAAAGTCACGAATTAACACAGCAGTTATATGATCTTGAGACAGAGTTGTTAGCCATAGACGCTAAAGTTGCAGGGTTTAAGTCAGAGCAATTAACAAATGAAGTAGGTCTAAAACAAGAGTTAAGAGATTTAGATAATACTGCATTACAGGCATTGAATGAAAGAGAAATAGCAGAAGCACAATTTACTGCTGACCAAGAACTTAATGGACTAGCAAGAGTTGAAGCAAAAAGAGCAGCATTACAATTAGAAGAAGACCTAGAGTTAAAAAGGTTACAGCAAATAATAAATAATTCAGCAGAAGGTACACAAGCAAGAGCAGATGCAGAAGCAGAGTATTTGTCTAAGAAGCAAGAATTTTCACAAGCGAGTATAAATTTAGACAAGGAAGAAGCCGAAGCAAAGAAAGCAAACTTAGCAGCAGTAGGTAATGCATTAGGAAACTTGTCATCAGTATTAGGAGAAGAAACGGCAGCAGGTAAGGCAACAGCAATAGCAGCAACAACAATATCAACATATCAATCAGCACAGGATAGTTACAAATCATTAGCAGGTATTCCTGTCATAGGTCCTGCATTAGGTTTTGCAGCAGCAGCAGCAGCGATAGTTGGTGGACTTGCACAGATTAAAAAAATTACAGCAACAAAAATTCCAAACACACCAGACAAGGGAACAGCACCACCACCAACAGGAAGCACACCTGCAACAGCACAAGCACCTTCTTTTAATATAGTTGGTGCAAGTCAGACAAGTCAAATTGCTGATGTAATAGGTAGTGCAAACCAAGAACCAGTAAAAGCATACGTAGTTAGTAATGATGTAACGTCAGCACAAAGTATGGATAGAAATATAGTAGAAGAAGCGTCAATATAATTGACCAGTTATTAAAATTTAAATGTTATATAGATATGAAGATAATAGAACTTATTTTATCAGATGAAGAATTTAATAGTGGAGTAGAAGCAATATCTATTGTAGAGCAACCTGCAATAGAAGAGGACTTTATTGCATTAAAAAATCAAAAAGAATATAAGTTTGCAGAAGCAGATAAGGATAAAAAAATACTTGTAGGACCTCTGCTAATACCAAATAAACCTATTTTTAGACAAGAAGACGATGAGGAAGGGTATTATATATACTTCAGTAGAGATACTGTTAGAAAGGCATCACAAATGTTCTTAAAAAATGGAAACCAGTCCAAGTCAACTCTAGAACACCAAACAAAACTTAGTGGACTAACCTTAGTCGAGAGTTGGATAGTAGATGATCCTAAAATGGATAAATCAAAGTTATATGGTATGGACTTACCTAAAGGTACGTGGGCAGGAACAGTAAAAGTAGATAATAAAGAAGTTTGGGACGAGTACGTAAAAACTGGTAAAGTAAAAGGTTTTAGTATAGAAGGTTACTTTGCAGACAAGGCAGAACGTCCTAAAGAACTAGTACCAGAAGAACTTTCACGAGAGGAATATGCACAGGACACGTTAGACAGATTACACGAAATGTTGTTAACATTCAAAGAAACTGGAAACGTAGATTTAGAAAGTTATAGCGACTACCCTAGTGGAGTTAAGAATAATGCAAAAAAAGCGTTAGAATGGGCAGAAGACAATGGTTGGGGTAGTTGTGGTACTGGTGTTGGTAAACAAAGAGCAAATCAATTAGCAAAGGGTAAACCTATTAGTGTGTCTACAATCAAACGTATGGCATCATATCTTACAAGACATCGAAAGGACTTAGACAAGAGTACAAGTTATTCAGACGGATGTGGTAAGTTAATGTACGATAGTTGGGGTGGTAAGGCAGGACTACGTTGGGCAGAAAGTAAAATTAAAGAATTGAACTTATCTAGCATAATAATTGACGGCAGACCTGCATACAATACAAAAGAAGAAGCCGAAAAAATTGCTAAGGAAATTGGTTGTGAAGGTTATCATACTCACGAAGGAGAAAATCAAATTTGGTATATGCCTTGTGAGCAACACGATCTCAAAGCACCCTGTTGGAAAGGTTATGAGCAAATTGGCTTTAAAGATAAGAATGGTAGAAAAGTACCTAATTGTGTTCCAATAAAACGTAAGTAATATGCCAGTTAGAAATTATCAATGGAGAACACCTAGTAACACAAGTCCAGTAAGAGGTAATCGTGCTTGTTTGTGTGAAGACGAAGATACTTACAGCATCAAATGTTGTGAGGGATATATAATAAATCAAGGCATTGGGAATATTAATAGAAATTCTTAAACGCCCAGTAGTTAACTTTTAAATGTTATAGTAATAATGAAAGCAACCGATATTTTAACTCGTTTGGAAACTTTTTTAAAGAAGTACAGTTTTAGTCAACTAAAATTAGAAAATGGTACAATCCTTGAAGCAGAGAATTTTGCTGAGGGTGATGCAATTTTTATAGTTACAGAAGACGAGCGTGTACCACTACCTATCGGAGATTATGAACTAGAAGACGGCAAATCATTAATTGTTGCAGAAGAGGGAATAATTGGTAGTATTGGAGAAAAAGTTGAAGAAGAAAAATCTGAAGAAATGGCAGTAGAAAAATTAGAAGAACACGAAGAAGACAAAAAAGAAATGTCTTATGTATCTAGGGAAGAACTAGACGAAGCAGTATCTGAGGTCAAGGATATGATCGAAGAAGTCAAAGCAAAACTAGAAGAAGTAAAAGAAGAAGAAGTAGTTGAAGCAGACGGACACGAAGAAGAAGAAAAAGAAGAGTTGTCAGCAAACTTGGCTGAACCTTCAGTAGCACCTCTAAAACACAATCCAGAAGGTAATAAATCTGTTGGACTAAAAAGAATTGGACAGAACAGAAAAACAAATACGCCTATGGATAGAATTTGGGAAAAAATAAGTAACATCAATTAATATATAGAAAATGGCACAACCACAACCAACAATCACGACAACCTACGCAGGGGAGTTTGCAGGAGAATATATCTCTGCCGCTCTATTGAGTGGGAATACATTGGCAAACGGACTGATTACAGTTAAGCCAAATGTAAAGTATAAGTCAGTATTAAAAACATTTGCTACTGACACATCAAGTATCGTAGACGCAAGTTGCGACTTTCAAGATACAGCAGATATTTCACTAGACGAGAAAATTCTCGAGCCAAGTGAGTTTCAGCAAAATATGATCTTATGTAAGGATCAATTCCAAAGTGACTGGGAAGCAGTACAAATGGGATATTCTGCATTTGACAATTTACCACCAAAGTTTAGCGACTTTTTAATCGGACACGCATCTGGTCAAGTTGCTGAGTTCGTAGAAAACAACATCTGGCAAGGTTCAGGTGCTGCAAATACGTTTTCTGGTTTTACAACTTTATTAGGCGCAGACGGAACAGTTAACGCAGTAGCATCTGGTGGTGCAGCATCATCGGCAAACATTATTGCTGAGTTAGGAAGTATCGTAGATGCAATTCCTTCTCAAGTATATGGTAGAGACGACTTAGTTCTTTACATTTCGCAAAATATGGCGAGAGCATACGTAAGAGCATTAGGTGGGTTTGCATCTGGTATAGGTGCAGCAGGTACAGACGCTAAAGGTACTCAATGGTACAATGGTGGAGAGTTATCGTTTGACGGAGTTAAGATTGCAGTAGCAAACGGACTACCAAATGATAATGCAGTAGCAGCACAAAAATCAAATCTATACTTCGGTACAGGTTTATTGTCAGACCACAATTTAGTGAAGGTAATTGATATGGCAGACATTGACGGAAGTCAACAAGTAAGAGTTGTAATGAGATTTACAGCAGGAGTACAGTATGGTATCGGTTCAGATATTGTATACTACTCATAGTAGTTTGAATTAGTTAATCAAGAAAAGGGTAGTTAACGCTACCCTCTTCTCTAAAAAAGTAAAGTAATATGGCTTGTAATATAACAAAAGGAAGAACAGAACCTTGCAAGGATAGTGTAGGGGGGTTGACTAAAGTATACTTTGTGAATTTCGATGACTTTGCTATTGGAGACGTAAGTTTTGTAACTTCAAGTGATGAGATAGATAGCATCAGTAGTAGTGGTACTATCGATGGATATCAATATGACTTGAAAGGGACTAGTTCGTTTGAACAAACAATCACATCAAGTAGAGAAAACGGAACTACGTTTTACGACCAAGCATTAAACCTAACGTTTAAGAAATTAGATAAGGACACTCACGATGAGATTGCATTATTAGTAGCAGGTAGACCACACGTCTTTGTAGAAGACAACAACGGAAACATATTCGCAGCAGGACTGGAGTATGGTATGGACGTGAATGGTGGAACAATAGTTACAGGTGCAGCAATGGGAGATATGAGTGGATATACCTTAACGCTTCAAGGAATGGAAAAGAAACCTGCGAACTTTTTATCACAGGACTTAGCATCTACTGGAGTAACAGTATCAGCAACGCAGATCAATCCGTAATCATAGTTATAGTTTAGTTAAAA